CACCAACTTGGTATTCTTCTTGTCCCATATACCTCTGTTGAGAGTTTAATAATCTCTCTAACTTGAAGTACTGATCATGACCCATGATGATTACTTTAGGTTCACCACCATTGGTTCTAATTTTCTGGATAGCAGTATCTAAAAGGTTTAGAGATAAATCTCTTCCTGTACCACTATTGTAAGAAGCACTAGCTGCTGCATTCCATTGCCCAGCTGTTCTTCCTGCGACTGTTAAGTCATAGGCTGAAGGTGAAGCATTTACGCCACCTACTGCCATTCCATCTTCGGATACAACATCATCAAGGGAAGTTATTCCTGCTCTTCTTAAAGCGAAAATAACGTCTCCGTCTGCTAGGGTTACACCTGCAGCTCCGTGAGTAATGGTTGCTGAAGATACGCCAGATACTGTTACACTAGCGTCTGTTTTAATGTTAGCTGTAGCTGAAGCATCGTAGAAAGCTACTGTGTCGCCTACTTTAAAGTGGGCTGCTTCAGTTGAGTTTGAACCAATTACCGATGTGGTAGTTGAACCACCTGATAATTGGTATGCAGAACCAGCTAATAATTCTTGGTTCATTTCTTTTACATGGTCAAGTTGAGCATTTTCGTTTTCTAATGCTAATACGTCACCTACACCACCTTCTAATTGGGCAGTAAATACGGACTTGACTGATGCTCCAAAGGTTGTTGATACAATCTTTGGTAGGGAGCTGACGCTTTCTATATTAGAAACGTCAACAGTTGGTAGAGTTCCTGTTTCAGTAACAGGTCGTGATCTTCCTGAACCTCTGTCGGTTCTGATCCTCCAACCAGCTGTATTACCCCATACAGTTCTTGGTATTGCATTAAAAGCACGAGTTTGGTTGTTCAAAGCTTGCCATACTTTTCTTCCGTAAGTCGTATTGAATATGCCTGTTGCAGTATCTACAGTAAAGTAGGTCTGCTTCATTAAGTATTCAGGGCCAAATACTGAAGAGTATAAGCCCCTTTGACTCTGGGAAATATATTCTGATAAGGATGGATTTGCCATTTTATATTTTCCTCGTTTATTCTTTTAAAGTTAATAAATTTTTAATCAAAATTGTAGGATTAGTTACCCATTAGTTCTCTTGGAACTCCATCGGTATCGCCCTGTTCAATTTTATTTTGTAGTTCTCTCAATTCTTTGTAGGAAAGAGAAGCAAGTTGGTCTACAGTATTCGCAGGATTATCTCCTTTTACGATAGGTGTAGTTCCATCTGTTCCTAGTGGGTGAGTAAGTTTAGGGGCTACTAGAGAAGTTTCTTCTCTGAATCCCATTTTTCTCAATCGATTTTCAGATTCTTCCTGAACAGCTTTTTCAATATTAGCTTCAGCATCACCTAATTGTTTTTTAAGTGCGTCAAGCTCTTTTTTCATAGCTGCCATTTCATCTTTTTCATCGTCATCTTCTTCTGCTTTCGCCATTCCCCCACCTGCTTTTTCAGCATCTTCATCTTCTTCTTTGTCGTCTTCTGCTTTCATTTTCATTCCATCACCTGCTTTTTCAGCATCTTCGTCATCGTCTTCGCCATCAGCTTTTTGCATAGCTTGAATTGTTGCTTGCTGATCTTCTATTTTTGTGGTAGGGTTAGCTGGGTTTTCCTCGTCAGCTTGGCCAGATGGGCCTTGTGAAGCTGATCTGGTTTTATCACCATCTACATCCATACCTTGATCTGCTTTTAACGCAGCGATAACACTATTAGCAACGGATTTAACTAAAGCATCTTGTTCAGCTTCAGCTGCCTTTTCCATTTCTTTCTCTTCTTCGTCTTCTTCTTCTTTCAGTAATCGAGCATCCATCTTTGTCAACACTTCTGCTACAGCAGCGAGAGCTAGCTGATTGCCTTCCATGTGTTTTTCTAGGTTCGCTAAGATTTCGTCAGACATAAGTTCCTCCATTCCAAAACTTAACTATTTAATTGGAAAGCTGGTCTAAGCCACTCCCGGCCTTCGTTAAATATAATTTATAAAATAAAGGGGCAAAATACCCCTCAGTTATATTATACTATGAAAAGTGAAAAATTTCACAATTTGATGGGCGAATGTTTAATTATCTTCTACTTTTTGGCCATCTGAAAGAAATTTTAACATCTCATTCCTATAGTCATATAAAGGTTGTTGAATTAATTTCTTCATTTTTTCGCATTGGTTTCCTTCTGGCATGGAAGCTTCTATTAAATCTAGAACTTTTCCAACCATTTTAGAATGTCTGGACATTATATATTCTTGATCTGGCGTAATTTTTATTTGCTCTGTCATAATTTTCTCCTTATCCTTTTGTTACGGATACTTCGTAACCTGTTCTTCTTAAAGTTTCTGCTAACTGATCTGTAAGTATATTGTGAGATTCATTTGCAATCTCTTCTACAAATTTAGGGTTCGGAATATTTGCTGAACCCATTGTTCTATACTTTTCCTCCCCTTCTTTAGTGTAATAATGAACTATTCTTTGATCCTCTAAATCATAAGAATAAGCATCAATATTAGCTACTGTCCCATTACTTAATCTTCTTTGGTGTTCTCTGACATCTACTTTATAAGTTCCTGAAAATTGAATTGTGGAATCAGAAGATATAATATTAATATCTTGTGGATATTTTCCATCAGAAGCAAATCTTGTTCTAGGGTTTCCTTCTGTTAAATTTTTAATTTCAATATCTGATACAAGGTTTTTTGCTAAACCATTGTAAGCTCTTTCAAAAACTTTAGATAAATCCATGTTACACCTCTTCTATATTATACTAACGAAGTGGGTATTTTTCCTCTAGCTTGCCCAAATTTCAGGTAAAACATCTTCAAAAGCTTCTTCGCTTGAATCATATCGGTTTAAATATATAACATTCTTGCTTAGATATCCATATTTAGGATGCCACCAAGTAATGATTTGTTTAGGTTTAGATATTAAATGAAGTCTATTTAAGGCATATTCGTCTCCACCTTTCATAGTTCCACATATAAATAACTCTCCTGTACCAATATCTATCTCATCTACTCTATGAAAATGTCCCATCATAACAGTATCAAAATCATACCCTATTGGAGCAGCACTATCTATATTAAGCCTAGATACTTCTTCTTCTAGCCCTTTCCTATATTGCAATACTCCTCTCAATTTAGCAGCTGAGTTATTCATTCCTACTAAACTTCCTGAACCACTTATAGAATCTCCATGTAAAATAAGGAATTTTCTGTTTGCTGCTTCAAAGATATGAGCAAAACTTTTTGGTATTTCAAACTTTATGTTCTTTTGGTTTCTACAAAAAGTTGCTACCCATTGATACAACATGTAATCCCAATCTAAATATTTATCTTTAGCAGGTATCTTTCTAGTCATACGACCATGATTACCTACAACACAAGGAACTTTTATTTCTTCGTAGTGTGGAGCTAAATACATTAAAGCTTGAGCTATTAAATTGGCTCCTCTAATCATTTGACCTAGATTATTATCTGCATTTGTTCTAGCTAACTCGTCATGTATATCCCCACTAATCATATCTCCAAGCATTGGAATTATTAAATGAGTGACTTCTGTATGAGTTCTTTGAAAGTTAGTTAGATTCAATACTTGTTCAGCCCATCCATATAACCTTTTATTAAAGATATCTATGTCATAAGCATTTAATCCTAACATTTGATCAGCACGAACAACATCTCCAACGTGAGTATCAGTCAAAGGAGCAATAGCTGTTACAGGGCTTTTCCCTCTTACTTTTCCTTTGGGTTTTGGATATTTAATTTTAGGCTGACTTTTAAAAGCAGGAGCATAATCCTTAATAGATTCTATGATAAGATCAACTCTTGTATTCTCTTTTAAAACCTTCTCATACATTTTTTTAAAGTATTTAGCTTCGGCTTTATGAGTAACAACTTTCTTATCTAATTTTATCCTGTCTTCTTCGGATAGGTTTACTTCAATTTCTATATCTTCTTCTTCTCTAATAGGTCTTGAATAAACCTCTTTTGCGTGCCATCTTGAAATGGTTGTTCTGTGAACCTTCACCCCATACTCTTCTTCCAACCAATTCCTTATCGCTGTCCATGTCTCGCCCATTGCGTGTTTTCTTATTATCTCTGATTTTGCCTGTTCTGGAATCATATTCTCTCCTGATCTTTAATACTAAAATTTTTCCACAATATAAACATTGTAAATCGTAATCTTGGTTTGTAAACATCTTGCCTTCACATTTAGGGCATAGGTGTTTAGATAAAACCTTACTCTTCATCTTCTAAAAATACTTTTGAAAATGCATTTAACATATCTATATCTTCATTTTCACTTAATTCTAACACCTTATCCATTTTCTGTAAAGTAGTATTTTTTGTTAATTCGAACTCTGTATCGGCTTTTTTATCTTTTTTTGCTCCTCTTAATAATTCATCGTCTTGAGGATTACCAAATTTATTGGGTTGTTTTGAAAACTGCATTACTCCTGCAGCTGCAGAAGCTTCACCATCTAATTCTTTAGTATCTCTTCCCCTAGTTTTTCTTTTATTGTCATCATCCATTTCAGTTACCTTTCTTTGAAAGTCGTTTTGTTCTATCACAGATAAATCTTGTTTTTTATCTTCTTCTCCTCTTTCTACATATTTAGGTGTGACATCCTCTTTATGTCTAATCATATCTTTACGAGGTTTTTGCCAATCTATTCGCATAAGATTGTTTACAGGTTGGGTTTGATTGCCTGAACTACTCCCTGTAAGAGTTGCTTTAGATAATGGAACATCTTTTTTTAATTTTTTTACAGGTGATCTATCAGTCATCCACCTTTGTAATTTTTCTACTCCTGATCTTTTTTTACCACTAATCAGTCCTTGCCCTTTCTTTTTATCGCTAATTTTCTTTTTTCTTTTTCGTGTTGAACTGTATCTACCATAGGTAGGAGTGAAAATTCCTGAGTTAGTTGAAGTAAAGACTGTACCACTACTTCCGTTAAATCCCCCATTTTCTTTTCTTAGATCATGTACAATGCTTTCTATTAATTTAGTAATGTTTCCTTCTTGAAAACTTTTTTGGTATCCTGAAGCATATGCTGCTTGAGCAACTTCTTGAGCCTTATTTTTTGAATTGAAAGGGCCTTTACTTCCCCAATACCA